GCGCTATACTGAATGATTTGTCCATCCTGCAGATTAGTAAGCAGCACATCTGTCAAGCCTGCTAAAGTAGTAGCTCCGGGTGCTCCCTGGGCTCCCTTTAAGTTTGTAAAGGAAAAAGCAAACGAAGGAGCTTCAGCTGTTCCTGTCTTTGTAACTGTTACACCGGGGGTTCCTGTATTGCCGTCTACCGTTGCCGATACACTAATAACAGGAGTCGCACCTGTGGCGCCTGTCTGTCCGGTCTGTCCGGTCTGACCCTGTTCGCCCTGGGCTCCTTTTAATCCGCTGAAAGAAAAAGAAAAGGCAGGAGCTGCATCGGTACCCGATTTTGTTACTGTTACTGTAGGGTTCGCGCTTGATGTTGCGTCAGCTGTTGCTGTTGCTGAAATCACCGGAGTAATACCTGCAGGTCCCTGGGCGCCTGTTGCACCTGTGGCACCTGTTTCACCCTGGGGTCCCTGTTCGCCCTGGATACCCTGGGGGCCCTGTGCTCCTGCTGCTCCTGTTTCTCCCTGGGGACCCTGGGGGCCTGTTGCGCCAGTGTCACCTTTGGGACCTTTCAAAGCTCCGATATTACTCCATGAGCTTGTTGTTGTGCTCCATATGTAAACATATCCTGTTGTTGAGTCACCAACAAAGTAAGCATCTCCTGCTGAGCCTGTAGGATGTGCAGCTTCAAGATCGGCAAGTGTTGCATATGTGTCTTTGAGCTCTAACCCTGTGCCATCGTCTCCTTTAGGACCCTGTGGACCTGCAGGACCCTGGGGGCCTGTTGCTCCTGTTGCTCCTGTTTCACCCTGGGGACCCTGCGGACCTGCAGGACCCTGTTCACCCTGGGGGCCTTGTGCTCCGGCTTCTCCTGCTTCACCTGCAGGACCCTGGGGGCCTGTCGCTCCTGTTTCACCCTGTGGACCCTGGGGGCCCTGTGCTCCGGGAGCTCCGTTTGTTACGGTGAATGTTGTTGATGTGTCATCTGTATAAAGTATTGTGTAAGTATCAACTAAGCCTGAAGAACCTGTTTTTGTGATTGACTCAACGCCCTTAAGTTCACTGATTAAGCCAATAGCTTCTGCAATTGTCTCAGCAAGGTCATTGTCATAAACTCCGGAGCCGTGTGTGTTGGGTGTAATTGTATCCGGTACCACATCGAAAGAGCATGTAACTGTTGACTCTCTTCCGTCTTCTCCATAAGGAAATTTGATGTCCATTGTTTCTTTGCCAGGAACCTGAAGTTCATTACCGACAAATTCATATGTGTAAACTCCATCCCCAATTGTCATGTCTGCCATAACAGCTGCGCCGTCCGGTCTTCTAAATACAATCTTAGGAGTTGTTTCGCCATCAAATACATTTTCGCCGCCACTGTATACTTCAATGACTAGCTTCATGCCTGAGTCGCCCTGTTTCATTCTCAGACCAGTGGGGACAATTCCCGTGTCTTTCATGTCAAGGCGAAGCGTGTAGGTTAATTGAATCATTTTTATACCACCTTCCCTGTTATTACATAAGAGCCATTTATTTTGGTTAAAATAACTGTGTCATTCACTGCCGGGGTATATGACCCCAATCTTTTAAAGGGCTTTGAACTTGGGGCATCTTCGCCATAAAACTGGACAAATACGCCGCCCGTGGTGCTTGTTATTTTTGCCATTCGTGTGTTTTTTTCTTCTTTTGGCGCCGCCTTTTCTATTTGTTTATAAAGCAAATTACTAATCAGACTCATAACATCACCACTTTCTGACATCTGTGGGTCATGGTGCCGCCTTTTTCAAGGTTCATCTCCCACGCTGTTTCAATGTATTTTCCTTCAATCCCATAAGCTCCAACAGAAATTGCTAAACAGTCTCTATATTCATGGCCGGGCATATTGAGCGTAGAGAATGAAAGCGTTTCTGTTGCCTGCATTCTTTCAGCTGCAACCTTTCTGACATAACTATCAAGATCAGCTTGTGAGGCTATGTTTTCAACTGCATCGGAGTCCACAATTGTGCGGCCTCTATTCACTGTGCTGTATGGGCTGTTTGCGTCAGTGTTTGTGTAGGACGAAATTAAATATTCAGCGTCAGGATTTTCAACATACCTAACAAATTTGTTTGGTACTTCAAACTTATTCGTTTCCACTTGTATGTTATCAATAATGATTGAAGTCTTATTGTCCTGGTAAATCCTGTCAATATGCCTGTCTGACGGTTCTATATATTCATTCATTTGGCCAATGCCGTAGCTGTTGAAGTAAAATGGGTTGTAAGTGATGGCTTTCAACATGTCGTTGATAATTGTCAGCTTTTCAGTTCCAATTTCCCATTCAAGGGGGTTTTGGCTTGTTTTTTCACTTGCCACAACATCAACCTGCGAATAAATCCCAAGCGCAATCTGTGCTGCTAATGATGTGAAAATTGATCCTGTGGCTGCATATGTTCTTGAGTCGCTTTTGTCATCAAGGGCAATTTTACCAAGATCGTAACCTTCTATTTGTACTTCTGAGAGCCTATTACTGTATTCTTCAGAAGGGTTTATTAAAAATTTACCTAGGGGCCATCTCACTATATCGTTTTTGTATTCTAAACACATCCAGGGCTTTAAATAAAAATCTGTGTTTTCAAGTCCAAACAATGCGCTTTTTCTTGTTGTCCCTGAAAATGTCCTCATGACATCATTTGATGAATCAAAAGACACTCGGCCGTCTTCTATTGGAATTTTGCCGAGTGTCTTCCCTAATGTGTTCGCTATGGTATATTCATAAAATACTTTTCGATTTTCGGAGTAAAGCGCATTAAGAAGCTCTTCATCCGTGTAGATGCTTGTGGCTATATTCATAATATGCTTATTCCTTCATCATCAATTCTTGTGAGGTTAAACTTGACCATTCTGCCGCCACCAATATAGCGCCCTGCATCTTCAATCTGCATATCACAAGCAAAATATTCACCTTTTGCTTTGTAATATACCTTTGGAGCGTTGAGGGCCATGTCATAAAGCTGAGGCCATTTCTCTTCTTTAATGTAGGCTGTGAATGATCTTTCTGCGTTAATCCATTCACCTGGCTCTTTTACCGGGTATTTTCTGCCAAGACAATTATATAAAGTGCGGTCAGCTTCTTCTGTCCAATCCGGTGCAAAGTTTGAATTCCCTGTCATATAGAGCTCAATGAATTTTGACAAGTCTCGGCCGTCTTGGATGATGATTTCTTTTATTTTTGTCTGAAGTGGTACCCATTCGCCATCTTTATAACCTTCATTGTAGTTTCTTAGAGTGTACTCATAGAACACGCCGCCCTTTGTTGAATAATCAACGAACGGTGTCCCTGTGTATTCTCCAATAATTTCAACCTCATTGCTGTTTTTTTCTTTTCTCACAACAAAGGTCTTTGCTGCATCTTCTGCCGGGATTCCTTGAATCTCAACTCCATATTGATTGTTTACAAAAGCGAAAATATCAGTCGGAGGGTCGACTTCTTCCGGCTCAAGAGTAAACTCAAGGCTTCCCCATTCCGAGAAATAACCGTATGTGTTTAGCTCTTTCACTTCAACGATGTATGTCCCATTTTCAAACATTTTAGGTATTTCAAAGCTTTGAGCATTACTGGCCACAATTCCGGAGTCAAAAATAATTTTCTGTGTCTGATCTTTGACTCTTACAATAAAAGCGTCTTGGTTTGTGTCACTCCATGCGACTGTTGGAATGTTCTCATTCGTTACGCTGTTTATTGTAGGGGCTGCGTCTTGGCCAATAATATTGAAAAGTGCCTCGGCTGATTCTATAATGTTGTCATATGTGTCATACAGCCGGACACAATAATTCATTTTTCCTGTCCCCGAAAAAGTTCCTGCAATAATTTCAAGATAATTATTTGAACCATTTTCTATAATTTCTTCAGGGGTTTCTCCATCTCTCCAGTATTTGACAGCATGTTTTAAAACCGGAACATTATAATTGTTGAATTGAGATTCTGCAGGTATAGTATTGGATCTATTCCATGTGAATATTTGGTTTGCATTAGATTTTATATTCACATTGACTGGATATGTGGGCTCTATAATTTCATACTCTTCCCCATTGTCTTCAATAGACAACGCTGCTGAGAAAACTGTTACCGTTTCGGCTCCATATGTAGCATTGGGGTTATAGGTAACTCCAGGCATAATATTTAAAGCACCTATTAGATAATTTGCTGGTCCAGTGTAAACTGTGAATCTCGCGCCATTATTATAGGAACCATTTGCCATACGGTTTACAGAAAGAGGCGTGACTCCATGACTTCTATTAGTGTCTGTGTTTTCATCAGGCAAATAAGGCCCCATATTATAACTAATATTGTAGTAGCCTGCGTTCATCGTCGTTTCATCAATAAATATATTACTGGTTTTATAAACGGGGCATAAATAAGGGTATACCCTATTCGCTGACTGTGATGTGCTTTGGCTATACTGAATATCCCATATAACTGTTATTTTTTTGTATTTGAATTTTGCTGGTATAGGGAAGGCAAACATTAGTGTTTTGCTTACAAACCCCGGATTAGTTCCAGAAGGGCTTACTGATGTGGTGATGGGTAAATTTATTTGTGAAGCTGTTTTTAAAAATTTGCTTCCAGTCACCCCGGTATAGTCATATATTGCACAACCATCAAAATTTATAACTTCTGCCATTTCTTACCTCCGGCACCCTGCGGAAACGCTTAAGCCATCAACGGCTTCAATAACATCATTGACTTTTTTAATTTTAGCCATATCCATATTCATGTTGATGTTGTATGTATTGCCGCCTATACTTGTGCTTTGCTTGTTGTTGTATATCCTGCTGCCCTGGGGAAGACTTACAAGCTCAGGGCCTTCTTCTCCAACCCATGTCAATCCACCACGCCAATAGTTTGAGCCTTTTGCATTCCTTCCTGCTCTTGCAATTGATCCCGCCTGTTCTCTTTCTCTAAGTGGCGCTTCGGGGTCTGTCATGAATGTAAAGAATGAATCTCCCCCTGTTTTCTCTTTCCATTCATTATATGTATCAATTAATTCTTTCAAGGCAAGAGCTAAAGCTCCAACAGCGGCAACAACAACTAAAATAGGACCTGCCTGAGCCATAAAGGCTTGTGTCGCAGCTCCCATGGTTCCCATCATAGTGGTGTATATTGCTCCCAAAGCTCCAATTGCCAAACTTAAACCTATAAATCCTGCAGTTAGAGTTGCAATTACCATGATAGCCTGTTTTGCTTCAGGGCTTAAATTTTTCAGAAGGTCTGCAGCGGCTTGAATGGCAGGGGCAAATGAAGCGGCCAATTCTGCTGCTGCTGTTTTGAATGACTCTTGCATAGCTTTTATTGACCTATCTGCTTCTGTTAATGCCTGAATGTCTTCACCGGATAAGCTTGCACCTAATTCGTCAAACTCATTAATCAATGATTGAATTCCTTCGGAGCCAAGGCTTATCATACCATTTAAGTCTTTGGCTGAGTCTCCAAACAGTTTTAATGCTGCCTGTGAGCGTTCGGTTGAGTTATCCATTTCACTCAATCTTTGAATAACTTCCATGAACACCTGAGAGGCGTCTCTCGTTTTTCCATTTACATCCAATATTTCAACGCCAAGCTCTCTAAATACCTGACCAGCTTTTCCTGTACCGTTGGCGGCTTGAAACATTGCTTTCTCGATGCCTTTAAGTGCCTGGCTCACATGGTCAATGTCTGTGCCTGTCTGTGCTGCAACATATCCAAGCTGCTGAACTGCGTCAGTACTTAAGCCTGTTGACATTGACATATTTTTTATGTCGTTGGCGTATTCCATTGCGGCATCTGTTGCAGCTCTTACGGCCTGCGCCACTGATGTCAAAATATCAACGCCGTTTCTCAGCTGTTGCGACATGTCTACAACTGCCTGAGCTGTATCATCTGCGCTGTCACCTAATTCATCAAGGTTATCGGCTGCAGCCTGTGTACTTGCCTTTGTTCCATCCAAATTGCTCTCAAATTGGTCAATCTTTTGATTTGCCGAGTCAATTCCCTGGTCAAATGATGTGGAATCAAGTCCTAAAACAATCGATTTTTTAAATGCCATTTTACCACCCCGGTATGCCTTTCATACTTGTTATTTCTTGGATTTCTTCTGCAGGTGTTCCATACATCTCGGATAATTCTTTTGTGTATGTGTTCAAAATATAATTAATTTTTTTGAATGGGCTTCTCCAAAATTCTTGCTCAGACAATCGAAGCCTAACAACCCAAATGTAATAGGCTTCATCTATATGGAAGTCAATCCTCTGAGTTTTTTTATGTACTGAGCTGACAGTTTTTTTAAATTTTCTTTTCCTTCTTTATCAAGGCTGTTCATGATAGAGCTCTGATACAAGTTGATAATTTCGCCATAATCTGAAGGGCCAAGGGCTCTAACTAACACACCCGCCTCTTCATATGTGAATTCCTCATGGTTTGCTTTTATGCCACCATAAACAACTAATTGGCAAATATTTGACTGTGTCAGTTTTTCCCAATCTATATCTAATTTGACAAGCTCTTCTTGCATGTATGCCATTGAAAGCATATTGAAACTGCATATGTATGTCTTGTCAGTTAATTTGATTTCTATTTCATTTATTGGTGCTACATTGATTGTTTTCATATTCAAACCTCTTTTCTACCTAAAACAAAAAAGAGGGACATGTGAAATGCCCCTCTTCTTGACTATTAAACTGAAGGAACGGGAGCGACGGGAGCAACAGGGCCGGATAAGAACCAGGCAGCTGCCTGCTCTTCTGTGAAGTCGGGGTTTGCTGCATCTGCAAAATATCTGAATGCATTGTCATACTCACGTTTCACAAACTCAATATCCATTGTGTCTGTTGAGTATGTAACATTCTGCTCAGACTGTTTCAGATCAGCTGCAAACGGCTTCGGTCTTCCCTTAAGAAGCCATGTGTATTCACTCTGTCCGTTTGTCTGCTCTGTCTCGTAACCAAAAGCAATGTACTTGGTAGCCTGGTTGTCTGCCGTCTCAATTACAACGCCATTGGAAACCTGCAGGTCATAAATTTCCTGTCTTGTCTCAATAGGGATTTTGGTGTTCTTGAAGCTTACAGTTAAGCCTGTAATTTTCGAGTATGTATCCACCTTTGAGCCATTTCCGTATAATTCACCGGATGAAACTGAAGGAGTGATAGAAATTTCCATAGCTTCACCAAATTTCTTAACATCTCCGTAAGCTACGCCCTCAGCATCGTCCTGGGTCATTATGCAATAAACAGGATTAGTAATATTAATCTTATAAGCTTTTGCGCTTTTCTGCATAATTACGCCTCCTTGGTAATTAGTTCAACTGATAAAGAAGCGCGCCACATTTGGGCGTTAGCTTCATATGTGTAGTCAGGGCTTTCTACTGCCATGCCTTTAGCTTTTGAAATTTCTTTCCAAAGCTTTAAAGCATTTTCAACAAGTGTGAACTTGTCGGTATAGAACAATTCAACATACAGCTTTGTCGTTGTCGACATTACTTCACCATTTCCACTCAATCCATCTGCAATGTACGGGGACAAAGTAAATGAACCGTCAAAAACAGGCGTCTCTTCGTCTATATATGGAATTCCTAAAGCCAAAACAATTAAATCTTTTAAATCATTCATGAGTAGCCTCTTCTAAAGCGTCATCAATAGCATCCTCAATCATTCCCTCAGAACGGTCGAGAGCTTTCTCAAGAAAATGGATCCCGGGAACAAATGTCTTTGAGCCTGCATGGATGTAGCCATCATTGACCCAGCCCCATTTGTATCCTGTATCCCTTCCACCGAAAGCTGATACGTACTTTTGGCCGCTTTTCTTTGCTGTACCAACCCAATACTTAACATCGTCCACCAAATGAGTGTGTTGCCTGGTGCGACCTTTGCGCTTTTCCTGCTCCTTATTGCTCTTTGGTAAAGATTTTTCAATCTGCAATTTCAAAATTGCACCAATTTCAAAAAGGGCTGTCTCCATGCTGTCATCAGTCAGGTCCTTCAGTCTGTGGACTTCTTCCCTTAATCCGTTGACAGCTTCGGTATACTCCAAGCTTACTTTTGTGCTCATCCGAGTGTTATCTCCATTGAGTAGTCATTTTTGGTGAATGTGCGTAGTATATTATATTCTTTGCCGTCTACAATAATTCGCGTGGGCTCCACCGGGCCATTTGCCTGGGAAACAATTGAACGCTTATATTCGTCCGGTAAAATATCAACAATGATCTTCGGCTTCATATTGGATGAATAAGCCTCATAGAATTCTGTTCTTCCAACTGATTTCTTGGAGGCCCATACATCTGTTTCTTTGCTTGAGATTGTTGTTGCTGTTGGGTCAGCTTTGTATTTTGTTACAAGAGTAATTTTAGAATCACGCATAATAGCCCTCGTGAATAGATAGAGCGTCACGTTTCTGTCTGTAAGCTTTCTGATAACGTTCAGCTTCGCCGCCGTAGTTTACCTGATACCTAGCAAACAGCTTCACACACCCAATTATCTGAGGGTCATCCAGGTTGATAAAGCTGCCATCTTCATCGATGGTTAAAATGCCAACTCTGTTCATGTCGCTGAGACCGTCTTCAATAATCTGCTGTATGTCTGTGTCTCTATCGTCTCCAAGTATATCCAAGAATGATTTTATTGTTTTAAGTAATTCGTTCATAGTTCACCCTGAAAAATAGGGGACGCTTAAGCGCCCCCTGTGTTGGTTTTTACTAGATGGATGCAGACCCCTTTGTGATCTTAACGAAAGCTTTGTCTGCTACTACGCCGAGACCAACATACTGACGGCCTACGATCTTAACAAGGTCTTTCTCAGCAAGTGAGAGGTCATCGTACTTGATAGCAATGCCATTACCTTCGGGAAGGTTTGCAAGTGCGCCATATCCGAAGTCACCTACAATGACATATGTAGCGCCGGATGATGCTGCTGAGAATGCAGGGAGCTTGTCAGTGAAAACAACTCTCTCTCTTAATCCGTCAAATACATCTACGTTGTACTTTGCTTTAAGGCCAAGGCCAACAAAGGTTGCATATGTCTGTCTGTTCATTGCAATTCTAAGGTCACGAGCCTGACCGGAAAGAAGTGCAATTGCCTGGACAATTGTATCCTCTGCAGGTGTTGCTCCGTTGTATGTAGGAACGCCGCAAGCTGTTGAAGTTGCGGAAGCGGGTGCTGCTGTGATCTTACCGATGAGAATCTCTTCAGCCTTTTCAACAATCTTCTTTGCAATTTCTCTGTAAAGATAGCCAACAGTGTCTACTGTGGTGCCGCTGATAGCTTCATCAGATACAGTGATCCATTTCTTGATAGACTCGTTTGTGATAGTAACGGTACCAAGTGAAACAGTCTCTTCATCGGGTGCGCTCTGTCCCTCGGTGTGAACTGTTGCACCTGTTGCGGAAAGTTCAAAGCCAATCTTAACATTGCCCTTGAAGTATGACTTTCCAACAAAGCTCATGAGTGTATTCTCTTCCCATGCTGTTCTGATTTCAGACTCTAACATTGTGGGAACGGGAACGGTACCGGAAACGTTCTCTGTAAGGAGTGCTCTACACTGTGAATCATCAGCTGTAACACCCTTTAACATGTCAAGGTATGCCTCAGCATACTCTTTGCTTGCTCTTACTTCTTCATTTGTCATGGTTCTAATCTCCTTAATCTCTTCTGCAAGGTTTGTCTCTTCTTTGGTCTTAAGACCTGCAACGATTTCAAGAGTCTTTGCTCTTTTCGCTGCTCTCTCTTCTTCTGCCTTCTCTTCCTCAATGAGTTTATTTCTCTGTTCAACAAGCTCATCAGCTTCAGCAGAAAGCGCTTCAACATCAGCACCATCGGCTACGATTTCCTCACTGATGGCTGCGAGTCTTTCCTGAATCTCTTTCAAATTCATTAATTAATACCTCCGATTTTGATGAGTGTGGCTTTTATCAAAGCCTTTTTGTGTAATTCTTTCGCTCTGAGCTCCTCAGTCATCTGCTTGATCAATCCGTCAGCAAATGAACGCGCCTGTATATTTGTGTTGTCATTGGCAGGTAAAGAAACTGCGCTAACATCAAATATCTTTTTAACCCAAGTGTGAACTATCGTTCTTCTTGCTTCGTCAAAATAGTAGTCTCCCGGAATGAATCCCCAACTCATTTTAGTAACAAGTTTATTAGAGATTTCTTCATACATATCACGGGCGGCGTTAGACTTTGACAGGTCTGCTGCCATGAAAAGACCAACATCATCGGGCTCCACTATTAATGTGCCTGATGATTTTCTTGCCAGGACCTTCCCGGCATGGTCATACTGCATAATTACATCTTTCATGTCGGTACCGTTAAAGCAACCCCTCTGAAACTCTTCATATACGGGGCCGTTGTCATTTTCCCATAAAATATAGGGCTCATACTTTGCGGCGTAACCTTCGACATAATAGGATGAGTCAATTCTTTTTCTTTCGACTTCGGCCGTCATCGGCGCGAGTTCTCTATACTGTCTCTCCTGTAGTATTGGCATCGTCATTGTTCTCCTTTGCATAGTTTTCTGCGTCTGTATATTCAAGGCGTATATATCTTTTATCTCCATCCGGTAACGGGGACATGTTGAAGATTTCACGGCCGTCATTTAAAGAAATAAGGCCGCGGTCCATCAGCTGTGTAACTGTCTGCAGCTTTTCGTTGTTGCTTAAATACTGCAAGCGGTTTGCTGTAAATAATATCTGTTTGCCCTGCTTTATCTCGTTAAGGTCAAAGCACATATTGCTATGTACCAGGCTCATCTCAATAGCAAAGGGCTCAATCTTGCCCTCATAGTATGCATTCCACTCTGTTGATGTGAAATTGTTCCTCAGAATCTTCTCATTAGTTCCGAAGTAGTCAAAAACGTTGTCTCTGATCTGCTCCATCTGCTTAGCGTCGACCGTGTACGGCGTTGAGTTAATCTGTTTGACTTCTTCATATTTTTGGTCAAACAGCATGACGCCGCCATGGTTTTTGGTGGAAAGATTTTCTGAAACAAAGCGCTCTCTTTCTTTTGTGATGTCCTCAGACTTATAGGAATTGGCAAGCTTTGCTATAAATCTAATAGCAGCGGCGTTTTTGACGCTTTCCTTGATGCCTTCGTTGTTTGTGTGCATGAGTTCCATCGTGGGACGCATTACGTTGTTGCTTTCTCCAAAGAGTTCATCTTTTCTTTGCATTTGGTTCAAGATGCCGACTCTGTCAAGCTCAATGGCAAATTTGTTCTGATCATTCATCGTATATCTTAAGTATGTTATGCCATTGTATTTGATGAGCTCAGTCTTCTCCAAAATGCAAGGATAAAAGCCTTCAATGTTTCCTCTCCGGTCTTCCATCGGAGCAACGAAGACATTGTTATCTACCATGTACCCTGTTGCTAATCTATACAAATATTTCTTTGTATCCATCAGAACATTGGGCTTGTTCTGAAGAATAAGCTGCAGGCGTTCATCACCTTTGACTTCGGGTTTTAATTTGCTGACATGTGTGGCAAATGAATGAATGGCTGCTCTTGTCAGCTCCATTTCATAAAGACCGCCCTCGTATGTTGTGAACCTGGGAGTATATGCGTTAAGAAGTTCAAAGTATTCTTTCACGCCGCGCTCAACCGACTCATCAATTTTTGATTTTCTTGAAAATATGCTCATTCTTCTACACCTTTATTCATTGAAACATATGAGTCTTTCTTGTCTTCCAGGACCTTATAAGCACAAAGAAGAGCAACGACTCCATCAATCCTTTTTCTTGAATCTAAGCCTTTGACGGGTTGAATGTTTCCATTGACATCTGCTTTAGTTTCTGTATTTATCAGGCACCATTTGAGCACCGGATTATTATCATAGATAATGTGATGAGCTTTAAACTCAGCTGCAAGGTTTTTCATTGGCTCTGATAAAGTAATAACGCCCTGCCTTACTGGAATCAAAGAATTTTGGCCAAAGTCAGCTTTAAGGCTCCTGAGTGTTGAATCATCTATATGCCAAGGGTCATAGCCTATAAACATTGTATATAGATCATTTTTTTCCCTGAGCTCATCAAACCATTCTTGAAATATTTTCTTGTCGCATTTGTTGCCGGGGCATGTTCGCATGAATCC